GAGAGGGCTGCGGCATGAACCGCCCCGCCGTCGTCATCGACAAGCGCAAGCCGCTGACCCGTCGCGAGGTCATCCAACTGATGCTCGATCAGGAGGGCCGTTGCGGGTGCGGGTGCGGTGAAAAGCTCCAGCCCATGACCGAGGGCGTCATAGACGAGCACGTCATCCCGCTGGAAATCCGCGAGAACGCGAACGAGCTTTCTAACCGCGCCCTGTATCGCAAGCCGTGCGCCGCCAAGAAGACGCCCGGCGATCAGTCAGCCATCGCCAAGTGCAAGCGCATCGTCGCCCGTGAGAACGGAACCCGGCGCGAGCGCAAAGCTATCCCGTCACGTCTGAACGCATGGCCCAAGGGCCGCAAGTTGCCGACGAAAGCGAGCCGGAACGCTGGCGACAAGCTGGCCAGGTATGGAGCCGATGCAATCGGCGGAATGAACCCAAATGAAGGAGCCGACCAATGACTGCCTCAGACAGCCTGATAGAGCGGGACACGGCGTGGTCATGGTACGCCAGCCGAGACGAGGAAAGTTACCTTGTAGGTCCAGAGGACACACGCGAGGCCGCCATCCAAGCCGCGACCGAGGACTTCGACGGCGAACCGTTCCACGTCGTTGAGGCCTGTAAGGGGTCCATGGCGGCCTTCCTCCCATCTGGCGAGCGCCTGATCGAATGGATGACCGAGTGCGCGGACGATAACGGCGCGTTCGGCGAGGATGACTACTGCGAACTCATCGGCACGCCGGAGGCTATCACCGCTGCCGAGGAAGATGCCGCCGCGACACTGAAGGCGTGGTTCGACCGACACGCTGCGCTCTTTCCGACGCCGTGGGCATTTGCCGCGACGAGGAACGGCGAATGGATCACGCCCCTCCGCGCCAAGGAAGCATCTCAATGACTGGATTAGAAGACTTGGGTTCATCGGCTCAAGAGGCCGATACCCACCGTGCGACGGCCCGGTCTGTTCTCGCTGACAAGGCGGTGGCGTGGCTGCTCAAGATGCAGGCGCGGTCTATGGATAACGACCGGGGACCGGGATACCAATCAGCGCGAGAGGTTGGGCTTGCTCTGGGCCTTTCCAAGGCGTTCGCTCGCCGACTCTTGAATGACCTCGCGATTGCTGGGCGGGTTCTGCGCTGCGAGTTTGCCAACGGCGTCCAGTGGCGCTCGGTTAATCCGGTATTTTACGAGACGCCTGCTGTCGTCGCGCACGCCTTGGCCACGTCTGTATTGGCGGCGAGAACTGCAAACTCGGTGGGTATGAAGCCCGAAGGGCGTAATGCACCCAGCCTTCCTACAGGTGACGCATGAGCGGGGTAGAGAGCTGGATCAAGGCCCCCAAGTCTGGCTGGACGGGAAATCCCGCGCCGGGCGCAATCGTTGAATGGCGCAACGCCGCCGGATCGAAGGGAACGTATCTCTCCGACGACGTTGCGGGCCTTGGCCAGCCGCTCAACGGCAACTCGCCAATAAAGGCCTACCGCGTCGTCACGCCAGCCGCTCTCTCCGCTATAGAAGGAGGAGGGGGTTCACTACAGCCATCGGCTTCCGTCCCCACCGAGCAAGCGGATGGGGGTGTTCTCGACCGCGACTGGCTCGTCAAGATCATCCGTGAGCATTCGTTCGCACAAGACGCCGCCGACATGATCATCGGCGCGATGCGTTCTGCCACCCCTCCCGCCACCCCCATAGCCGGGGGCTTTGGTTCATCCGCCGAAGGGGCGGATACCCACCGCGTAGCTGAGACGGCTGTTCTCGGTGACTGCCCAGGCTGCGGCGTCGCGCCCCTGCATATGCACAAGCCGGACTGCGAAGTCATGGCTGCCAGACGTGATGAGGGAGCGGGACAGTGAGCGGTTGGATCATCTTCGCCGTCGCCGCGTGGCTCATGTTTATCCTTGCCGCCGCGCCGCGCCTGTCGTGGGACGAGTGGGAAGAACGGCACAGGCCAATGCTCGCCGTGCTGACGGCGGCACTTATCCCTGCCCTGATCGTATGCGCCCCGCCGGTCGTCGCCGTGATGTTTGTAGTTGTCGCAGTCACAGAGATTGCTCCGCGTCGGATTGCAAAATGGTGGAGCGCGTCATGGGCATGACCACCACGGAACGAACCCCGGCCCTCGGTGGGTACGAAGGCGCTGCAAGCGACGAAGTGAACAAAAACCCCGTACCGCAACCCAATAGAGAGGGGTGAGGGATGGCTGATACACTTGAAATGGAGACCGCGCCGCTCGACGGGACGTGGATCATCGGCATCGACAAGGACGGCAGGGAGGCTCGCATTCAGTCGCGAGTTACCCATCCAATGCTGCCCGACCTGCGCCACTGGGGCGAGGGCGAAACCATCATCGAAGGAAACGGAAACTGGGAGCGCAGCAAGTGCTTCTATCCCGTCGCTTGGAGGCCGGAAGCATGACCCCCGAACAACAAACACCGGCAAGCGTGGTGGAGGCGGCAAAAAGCATCCATGCAGCGGCGTTGATCTACGAAGATCAGGCGTTGCTAGAAGACGCCGAAATCATCCTCACGCACGTCGAACGCCTCTCAGCGGAACGGGAGGGGCTGCGGAGGGCGTTGGAGCCGTTCGCGAAAGCCGCCGCGCTTTTCGATACTGGCGACTACATCAATCACGACGCCTGCATCTACCGCCCCGCCGCTGGCGACGAATACTCCCTTAGCAGCAGACACCTTCTCGCCGCCCGAGCCGCCCTCACTCAGGGAGAGAGCAACGCAGACATCGCCCAAGATTTTGCCGCCGCCGTCAGGGCGAAGCGGAAACCCGAACGCGACCCGAAACTTCAGCGACACGACGTTGACGCTCACCGTGTGCTGACAGGCCAGTCCGCCACTCAGGGAGAGAGCCGACAGACCGGGTGGATAGACCACGACGGAGGTCCGAACCCGGTTCCGGGTCAACAAGTCGAGGACGTGGTGTGGAAAGCCGAGGGCGCTTCCGCCGGACTGACGCTCGACAACATCGACTGGCGGCAGGTCACAGCTTACCGCGTCGTCGCCCTCCCTGCCGCCCCTACTCCTGCTGAGGGGGGTGGGGAATGACTTTGGTGCATTCCGGCGCAAGCGCCTCCATACCCGGCGAGACTGAGGCTGCTCCCACGCCTGTCTGCCGCATCTGTCGCGCATCAAAGTGGGTTGGAGTTCACTGGCCTGACGCCCCCGAGAAAACGATCTGCATGGAGTGCTGCGGCGGGGACGTGCTTCACGCTGACGGCGAGACCGGCCACCAGTGGTCATTGCGCGGAGAAGGCTGCGACTACTGCGGGATTAGCCGTCGCGATGTCGAGAGCCCCAATGACCATGAGGACTACGAATGAAGCCCGCCAACTACGCTCCGGTGTATGCGGGGCTCTACCCTGAGCTTGCCGAGATCGCGCGGTCACATGGTTACGCGATGGCGGTTCACGGAAGCATGGCGCGCGACGCAGACTTGATCTGCATCCCGTGGATTGAGGACGCCGCCGAGCCGCAATCTGTCGTGGATGAGATCACCGGCACGTTCGCTATTCAAGGCGACCGAAACGACCCACGAACCCGCGAGCACGGACGGCTTGTTTACACGCTTACTATTGCCGGGCCGGGATGCTTCATCGACCTGTCTTTCATGCCGAGAACAGCCGCCGAAACTGGCGCGGTCGGTACGGAGCGAAGCGAAGTGCACCATGAAACCGGAGTAAAACCATGACCACCAGACTAGAGCCGGAAACGGACGTTCAGTTCGAGGTCTGGCAAGACGGCGACATGGTCGCGTCCGCTGACGCCTTGTCTGACGCCGAACACTTCATGCTGGTTTACGGTCAGGACGGCCCTGTCGAGGCGAAGACAGCCATCACCACCCGGTTTCCGGGGTTCCACATGGTGAGCGCCGCCCCAGCCCCCGCCCCTGAAGGGATGACGGGCCTCATCAACGCTGCCGTGGACGACCTCAAGATTGACCCTCACTGGCATCAAGGCCGCACGTTCGATGAAAGGCGGCTGATTAACGACGCCTTCCAGAACGGGGTCGAGATTGCAGCCGACGCCATCCTCGCCATCATCGCAAAAGGGGAAGGACGTTGAGTCCCTACGCCTTCACGCCAGAAACGCTCGCTGACTTATGGGCTGTGTCGTCCGCGACCGTTAGGAGCCTGGTGCGCGATGGCCAGATCAGGGCCTTTCGCGTAGGCCGTCAAATCCGCATCCGGCCCGAGGCCGTCACCGAATACGAGGAACGCCTGTGTCAGAGTGGAGGCTCAAGCTCTACCGGGGCAAATACGCCGCCGTCAGGAGCATCGACGGCCACACCGAGCGCGTCTCGCTCAGGACCGCCGATCTACATGAGGCAAAACGCCGTCTAGCCGACTACGTCTCAAAGCCGGTCGGGGAAACCGTGGCCGAGATTGTCGAGGCGTACCTAGCCGACAAGGACAAGACGGCTATTCGGGCGCGAGACCTTCGCGGCTCATGGAAACAGGCCAAGCCGACGTTTGGCCACCTTCGCCCCGATCAGATCACCCGCGACCTTTGCCGAGCCTATCGCGACGAACGCTATGCGAAGGGCCGCAAGCCCGCAACAGTCCGCAAGGAACTCGAAACGGTGCGGGCTGGCCTCAACTTCTTCAAGAAGGGCCTGCAATCGGTTTTCGAGCTACCGTCGCAGCCACCGGCCAAGGACCGCTTTCTGGACAAGGCCGAAGCCCGACGCTTGATGAAGGCTTCGCGGCGGTTCTCACACATCCGGGCATTCATCGCTCTGTCGTTGGCCACAGGAGCGCGTCAGACGGCCCTCCTAGACCTGACCTGGGACCGCGTGGACTTCCGCCGCAAAACGATCACGCTGGCCCTCAACGACGCTCAGGACGAACAACGCAAGAAGCGGGCGACCGTGCCGATGACGCCTCGGGCTTATCGCTACCTCCGCGTCTTGAAAGCAGCCGCACAGAGCAACTACGTGATTGAGTGGGGTGGACACCGCGTCCGGTCTATCAAAAAGGGATTCAAGGCCGCAGCAGAGCGCGCAGGACTGGCGGACATCACCCCGCACATCCTGCGACACACAGCGGCGTCGTGGATGGCCGAGGCTGACGTGCCGATGTTCGACATCAGCCGATACCTGGGTCACTCCGACACACGGGTAACAGAGCGCCGCTATGCAAAGCTGTCGCCATCACACCTTCGGAGAGCCGCCAAAGCGTTGAACTGGTGACCAGAACGAAAGCGGAACTTAGGGCTTGAACACCACCACGCCTTAGAGCAGAATCAGGTCGGAGGGTGCGTTGCAGGCACCCCCCAACCCTAGCCACCGCTAGCC